CAAGGTTGCTCTGGTCTTCGTCCGAGATGTCGGCGAAGATGCCCCAGGTCTTGGGGTCTCGGTCATTGAAGCCGAGGCTGGCGAGTTTGGCGGCGGTTCCGGCTGCTTTCATGTAAGCGCGGGAGATGGCCCGAGACGTGCGCTCGGTGATTTCTTCCTTGCTGGCGATGACCGCAGACTGGTTGTTCGGCAGTGAGACAATAGGCATGGTTCCCCTTTGTTTGCTTAGTAGGTGGTTGAAGTGTTGTTGATGATGGTGGCCTGAATAGGAGCGTAGCCGGTGGCGGAGTCCGTTTGGTTGGCGTTTGCCGTGAACTCGACTTCCAATTCAGTGTATTCCTTACCCCGTGTGCGTTTTACGGAGTGGAATTGCGCTGCCGACATTGTGAACGAGACAACGTGGTTTGTTCCAGACGTAGCGTCGTTGGGGTCAGTCAGGCTAATCGTGATTGATTCTGGTGAGCGCTGCAACCCGTAACCGCCGTTTAGAACCGAGAACACGTCGCTTGTCGAGTTGATGACCAACGTGAACTTACCCGTGACCTCGATGGGGCCAGCGAAGAGGTTGTAAGGAGCCTGCGTTCCCAGCGTGAAGATGGGCTGGGTCTTGCGAGCGATGCTGATTTCGCCGGTGGTGACGTTGGTGTAGCTCGTGCCGCCGATGGTCAGGGCCGTGTCCCAAGCCGGAATGAGGTGCTCGGTGCTGAGGCTCTGCGTGGCGAACACCGTCGGGGCTGAGGTGTAGGAGACGTAGGGGTTGCCCAAGTACTTGACCGTGACCTCGGCTGCGGCTTCTGCGCCGAAGGTGATGCCCAGCGTGTCGCACTGTGCGCCCGAGACGGTGAAGTAGTTCGCGCCGTCGAAGTCCAAGATGGAGTAGGTCGGGGGCTGTGAGCCGGTCGCGGGGTTGTTCAGTACCTTGATGGCGTGGCTGTAGGGGCCTGAGCCGGTCTTGGTGTCTGAGCCACCGAGCGAGGAACGGAGCAAGACGGGGAAGGTGTCAGCGAAGAGGTAGGTCTTGAACTCGAACTCGTCGTGACGTACGCCCTGCACCTGGTCATACACGGTTGTCGGTGATCCGCGCAGTGCCTCGTCGCGGAGGAACATCTGCTGAGGCGTAATCTGCGGCGACGTAACGGGGAGCCAGTAGGCCGTTCCCGTCGTAGGCAGGGTTCCCTCGGTGGTCTCGATGACCATGCCGAGGTAACTATTGGCTGTGAGGAAGGCGTTGTTTGCCATGTCTGTTCCTTAGTTGCTAGGGGTTGGGGCTGGGGTTGCGTCCGTCGCAGGGGCTTCTGGGGCGGTCTGGGGGGCTGCTGGTGCAGTGGTGGCTGTCCAGCGTCCGTCGCCTGGGTCGGTGGCGAGGGTCGTGACGTTCGGGATAGCGACGAGGACGTTGCCGTTGGCGTCAGTCAGGTCGGGGTAGATGCGCTCTTGGCTGTCGGTGAAAGTGAACATGGCTTCCTTAGGAGACGTAGGAGTTGGAGTTGGTGATTTCGATGATGCGAACTCGGACGGTGGAGACTACCTGCGTAGCACTTGCCGCGCCGTTGATTTGTCGGGGGTAGTAGGACGTGACTTCGATGTCGCTGCCCCCTGACGTGCCACCCTCGCCCCACTGGAAGATAGGGCCGTTGCCCCCGCAGTTCTTGGAGGCGCGGATAGCGTTCGTGAAGCCGTCGAGGAAGGTCTCGGCGTCAGCACCGGCGTCCTCGGTCTTGCGCTTGTTGGAGCGGAAGATGCAGGTGAACACGACTTCGTAAGTGATCTCTTTGCCGCCACCAGTCGGGCCAGTGAGCTCGATGCGCTTCTCGGACTGGTTCTCGATGTAGGGGAACACGATGCACCCCTGCTGGTGGCCTGGGTCTTCGCCCTGATAGAACTCGCCCTCGGGGGTGAACTTGGCGGGGAACGTCATCACCTTCGAGAGGAAGGGAATGTCTGCGCCTTCGAGGTAGGAGATGAACTGCGACCGTACCGTCGAACGGCTCATTGGCGACCGCCGATGACCTTGAAGGGCTCAAGCAGCATCTCGGCTTGGATTTCGTCCTGCATGGAGGACTGCTCGCGGCTCGACACGGCGGCTGGCTCGCCAATCTCGTTGATGACGAGGCCACCCTGCCCACGCTCCTTGACCAGAGCGACAACGTAGTGAATAACGGCCTGCTTGACGGCGGCAGGCATGGTCGAGACATTGACCCCGATGCCGTGATTGTAGGTCGTGGCGGTGCTGAGGGTGATGGTCGTGCCGGACACTGCCGAAACCTTGAGCACCTCGTCGTTCATGCCGTCCCAGACCGTGAAGGTCATGCCAGGGTAGAGGCCGGTGGTGTCGGTGACGCTGAGCGTCGTAGATCCGGCAGGAGCCGAGGCGATGAGGAACGAGTTGAACCAGCCATTGACGTAGGTGTATTGGCACCACATGTTTGTCTGATAGCCCCAGCGACCCCCAGCGATGCCGAGGTTGCCGAAGTAGAGCCCCAGCGTCGAGGGGGCGGTGAGGGTGAACTGGTCGCGGTCAATGGCGACGTTGTTCGAGCTGAGGGTAATCTCCGCCAGCCCCTGCCCTGGCCCCCAGCCGACTTGGATGTCGGTCACTTCGAGGATGGGGGTGAATGACGGCGAGAAGATGAGGTTGCCGTCTCGGTTCGGGCGGTACCAGCCGTTCTCGGTGTTGCTGGTGGCGTTGAGTGTGCCCAGCCGTCCGTAGCAGAAGATGTCGGCCTTCGATGAGGCTCGCTTGATGATGTCCAGCAGGGCGCGGTCTTGCGCTACTTGGCTGGCGTTCTCGATGAGGTTAGAGAAGTCAATCGCCGAGGCGGTGGGGCTGAACTTGACTTCGTTGAGCGAGACGTAGGGCTCGACGATGCCTTCGGTCTGAAAGAACGGTGCAACGACCATTAGTTCTCTTCCTTGAGGTCGGTGCCGCCGCACTTGCCGCAACGGTCTTTGAGTAGTGCGTTGAAGCCACAGCCCTGGCAGATGAAGCCCTGCTTGACGTGGCGGAAGTTCGTGCCAGCAATCGCGAAGTCGCCGGACTTGACGAGGGCGCGGGCGGCTTGCCCCTCGACGTGGAACGTGCCGTCCTTCTGGCGAGGGATTACAGCCCCCTCGTTCACGGTCACTTCGGTCAGTGCTCGGTCTGAGCCAACTAAGCGCATGGTTCTCCTTTCACGACTGGGAGGGGAGCAAGGCGGTGGAGGAAAGGGGAGGAAACCCCACCGCCCTGCTCAACCCTCAAGGCTAGGCAACTACGGCGAACAGCCTGTCTAGTTGCCTAGCGATTGGGTGGGCTTTATCAGCCCGTGATGCCGGTGATGATGCCCGACCACGCCGGAGCGCGGAAGGCCAGTGAACCGTAGGTGTACGAGCTGATGTCGTACGAGAAGCCGATTTGTGGCCACTCGATGATCATGCTGTCCACCACGTTGTGAACCTCGACGGTCTGGCTGACGCCGGAGTCGGGGAACGGCAACTGCTTCTGGTGGATGAGCAACGTACCTGCAGGGATGAAGCGGTGCGTCACGAGGTCGAGCATGGTGCCCGTCGCTTCGTTGGCAACACCAGTCACCATCGCGCCGATGTTCACACCGTCGCTACCAGTCTGGTAGTTGAAGCGGTACGAGGTGCTGGACACTGCGGTGCTCTGCAGAGCCTTCGACAGAGCGCGGCGAACGGCTGCGCTGACGAAGATGACCTCAGGGTCGGCCATCGTGGAGTTGTAGAGGCTCACGAGGGCGTCCTGGATCAAGCCAGCAGGCTCGGTCTGCGAACCGATGGTGTTGTTGAACTGAGCCTGGTAGCCACCCGAAGCAGCCAACGTCGAGACGAAGCCGTCGTAGCCGGAGCCCGAGTTCGCGCCTGCGGCGTAAGCGTTGTAGGAGCCGTCCGTTGAGGGGTAGGTTCCTGAGATGGCGGCGAAGGTCAGACCAGCCACACCCGAGGCCAGCGAAGGCGTCGTGGCCTTGTAGGTGGTCGAGCCGACAACGACGTACACGTTCACGGCAACAGCACCGAAGGGGGCAGTGCCAGTCCAAGTGACTGAGACACCCTTACCGGCGGTGGCGTTCGTGACCGTACCGGCAGAAACGCCAGCAGTCTCACCGTAGGCCGAGGACAGCGTGATGTAGACAGCCGAGCTTGACGTGGCAGGCAAGCCTGAACCCGTCGAGTCGTTGGCTGCGGTCACTGAAGTCAGAGCCGAGGTGGGCAGAGCGGTCGAGACGGCGTTCATCATGTTGCGCTCTTCGGCGAGGAAGTGCGACCAGATGAGTGACGTGTGCGACAACTGGCGCAGGTCGGTGTAGCCCTGACCGGCGAACTCAGCCTGCAGCGAAACGCTGTCCGACAGACCCTGCTCGACGAACGACTTGACAATCTTGTCGGCGGCGTAGGTGATCTTGGTCGGACGGTTCAGCGAGACACCACCGAACGAGGTCGAAGCCGAGGTGCTGTTGAAGAAGGACGAGGTCTGTCCAACTCCACCGACACCGGCGTTCGAGAGGCCCGTGATGCGACGGAACTCAAGCGCCTGGCCCTGAGCCTTGATGCGGGCGACGCTGTTGCGAAGGTACAGTTCCTTCGGGATAAGCAGCGACAGAACTGGGTCAAGGTCGTAAGGGACGAGACCCGATACGCCCGAGATGGTCGAGTTCAGTGGGCTGGTAAGCGTCAAGTCCTTCTGCAGGTCGGCAAGGCCGTCGAGCGATGACTGAACGGCAGCCAACTGGTCGCCTGAGATGGCCTTCGTGATTTCACCCGTCAGTTCAGCAACGCGTGAAGCGGTGTTCACCGTCTTCTGGATGCCACGAGTGGGGTCGAAGGAGATTTCACCGCGTGACTTTGCAGCCAGGGTGTTGGAGTGGACAGTGCTAAGGGCTGACTTGTAAGCCTCAAAGCGCTTGACCTGCTCGTCGGCTGGGAGGCCGTGAAAGAGCTGGTCAAGGGAGGGAGCGGCGAGCGCCATTCTGGTTCCTTTGGTTGTGGGTTAGTTTGCTTCCAGTGCCCGAGCGGTGTCGAGGTACTGGTTGCGAAGGGCAGGGTCAGTGATCTGTGCGGCGAGGTTGCGGAAGCGCTGTGCTTCTACCTCTCGCGCCAGTGTCGCTGCTGACTTGCTGGTTTGCTCACGGGTGGCGCGCAGTGCAGGCCCCCCAGGTGCAGCCATTGACTTTACCTCGTCAAGCGCGGCCTTCAGGAGAGCAATCTCCTCTTTCGCCTCGCTCAATTCGGCCTTCGCCGTCATGACTTCTTCAAGGCCCAGCGCCTTGACGATTTCGTTGCGCAGTTCCGACTTCACCTCGGGGGTGGCGGTCTCCGCGCTTGCGTTCTTGATGAGGTCGGCGCTAACGCCAAGTCCTACATAGGCCATTGTGTCTCCTGTGTTGTCATCGTCCCATCCGGTGAATGGGGCGTCTGTTTCGTTCTCTGAGGCTTCGTCAGTCCACCAGCAGAGGAACCACTCAAGGGTAGTGAGCAATTCCTTCACGTCGCAGACTTCATTCTCATCACCGGCGACCATCTCGTCGAGCTCAGCCTTGATGCAGTTGATGAGCCCCAAGCGGATAGCGGCGAGGTCGGCGGCGTCGTGCTTCATGTCGTCAGCCTTGACGAGTTCGGCGTCTGCGCCCTTCCAGTTGTCGGGGATTAGATCCTCACGGCCCAGAGCCTCGGCGCGAGCCTTGATGTGCGCTTTCGCGGCGGCTGGGTCTTTGGCGCGTCCGATGGACTGGATAGCGTTGCGGAGGTCTTTGAGGGTCTTGATGGGGAAGCCACCACCAGCCATCGCCTGTCCAGCGTCAGCCATGTCTGCACGCTCGGCGTCGGTGTAGTCCTTCTTGGCGAGGTCGGCGTCGGCTTCCTTCATGTCGCGGTTGTCAAGTGCCTCGGGGGTCGAGACGCGCTCGGGCTCGGCGAACTCGGAGCGGCCTTCGGGCTGCTCACCAGTGCCAGCGCATACGTCGCAGTCGGTCTCTTGGGTGTTGCCCTCGACGTTGGACTTCTTGCCGGTGCCAGAGCAGGCGCGGCAGAAGAACGGGGAGTCACGGTCAAGAACCTCGTCACGAGTACCAGGCTCTTCGGTCATTACGGCTTCGGCGTTGAGGGTTGGGCTCTCAGCCTTTTCTACTTCGCTCACGGCTGAGCCTTTCACTAATGCCCCGTCTACCGACTTGGCGATTTCGATACTGCACGAGCTGTTGGCCGGACGATCCACGAGTGAGATTTCCACGATGGATCCGTCGACTATTCGACCTCCTGGGGCCTTATCGTCCTTGACCACGCGAGCGCCCTTGATGCCAATCGAGAAGCCCGTGTAGATGCCCTCTTCGACCATCATGGCGGCCTGCGGATCTACGACCTTTGCGGTCACGACGAAGCCGGTGCCGGTCTGCTCCATCTCGGTAGCCTTGCCGACTGCCTTTGAGCCGTGCATCTCGCGGATGTTGCCAATCTCCATCCACGCTGGCATCGCGCTCTTGAGCCACTTAGGGTCACAGATTTGCTGGTCGAGGTCGAGGGTATCGTCCGTCGCCAGTCCCTTGACGTACATGAACCCGTCGGGGCCACGCTTGGCGGTCAGGTTGCCGAGGTAGATGGACTTGATGGTGTCGGTCATTGGTTCTCCGTAGGTCAGACTGCTGGCGTGATGAAGCACTCGCAGTTGGGGTGAAGCGGTGGGTAGGTGTCGGTTACGTCGTGAGGGTTGGCTTCCCCCTCGGCTTGGCACTCGTCGCATGGGTCGTAGGTCTCCCAGTTGAACTGGGTAATCCCTGCGACTTGGTAGGCGTCCAGCGTTGATGCGTTCGCAGCTCGTCCGGCTTCGGTTGAGGCGATGGCCTGCGCTCGCTCGTAGGAGAAGGCGTAGGAGTTGTAGATCGCGCTCGTAATCTCGTCGTAGGTCGAGCCCTGCGCCAGTCCGTCGGCGATGATGTTGCCGATGGCCTGTGAGGTCGTGTCGCTAATCCCCTTGATGGTGACGCCAACGCTATCCATAAGGGCGCGTAAGCCCTTCCCAGCCACCTTAGAAGCGGCCTCAGCGTTGCCTGGTGTCCACGTTGCCCAGTCCACCGAGTTCGAGAGCGCCCCCATTGGCGAGGAGGTGATGGCGTCGTTGTCGGGCAACTGGGTCATCGCGTCATCGGTTCCCACGAGGCCGCCGTCGGCGTGAACGCCTGAGACGAGGTTCGTGAGCGCGTCGGTGTTGATGGCGACGTTGTTGTCTACTGCCGCCTTCGCGTCGTGCTTGTCCTTGTCGGACTTGCTCGCCTTAGCGGTGCTGGCGACGAGGGCGTGGCGCACTGCCGTCTCTACGCCGGTTGTAGCGGCTTTGAGGGCTTCGTGGATCAGTGGCGCGTAGTGCTCGGAGACCTTGCGGCGTCGAGCGACGATGGCCGGTGTCTGCGCCTTAGTAGTCAAACCTTTTGGGGTATCGCTTATCTGCGCTTTCAAGACTTCAGCCTCTTCGGGTGTGTGGTACTTGAACTCGAACTCGCGAACCCGAGGCTTCTGGGCAAACTTGGCGAACGCCTTAGCCTCTTGAGCTTTTAGGTCAGTTTCCGGCGCTTGGCTCGCACTCGGGCTTTCTTGACCTTCGTCTTGGCTTGCTTCGCCTTGTGGAGTTTCGCTGAGCGTGCTGCCGTCACTGGGGGTCTCCTTCTGTCCTGATGTTTCGCCTGAGGCGTCGGTGTTGAGCAGACCCTTGAGGAAGGTGATGGCGTTGCCTGCGACGATGAACGGCTCGTCGGCTTCGGGCATCTCGTAGAGGGCCTGACCGAGTTCGCCCTGCACGTCGTTGAGGGTCTTTTGCCCCGAGAACAACTGCATCTGCAGTGCCTTGCTCTGCTCTAGTTCGCTCTGGGTGCTGGTGCTGTCCTGCAGGACGAAGGTGACGTTGAGGTCGGCGTCAAGGTAGCGACGGCTCAGGGAGTTGATGATGTCGGTGACGTACATCTCCATTGGCTTCGTCGAGGTCAGTTCAGAGGACTGCTGTTCGCCTTCCATCTGACCCTTGCCACCACCGAGACCGGCGCGAGCGACCACACCGAGCGCCGAGGGGGATACGCCCATAATGGCGGCGATGCGCTTGATGATGAACTCGTCGTAGTCGGACTTGTAGCGTTCGTCCTGCGAGGGCATGGCAACGGGGTCGAAGCCGTCTGGCAGAACCTTGATGCGGTGGCGCTCGGCGGTTGAGCCGGTCAAGCGGTCGTTGAGGATGCGCTCGTATGCCGACAACTTCTCAAGCGTCAGTTCCATGCTGTTCGTCTTCATGAACGTCGTGGGCATAGATCCGAACTGGTACTCGGCTCGCATCCACGCCTGACGGTCGAGGTACAGGGTCGCGGCTGGGACACACTGCTCGACGAGCGAGAGGCCGTAGGGCGAGTAGGTGCGGCGGTTCTTGACGTAGACGCTCATCTGGTCGGTCAGGTACTCGCCGTACTTGCCAGGGGTGTTGTAGAAGTCGCCGTCGCTCTCGGGGGCGGCGGTGAACTCGCCTCGTGGGAAGCCCCAGAGAACCTGCTGGTAAGCGGGGAGTGGAGCGGCTGGGATGTCGCCTCGGTTGTCCAGCAGCAGTTTGATGGTCGGGGCGTTGATGATGTCCAGACCGATGAGGCTCTTGCCGAGGTTGTAGCGAGGGTAGATGCAGAGCTGGTCGTAGATGAACACTTGGTTGAGGGCTTCGGTGAGCCACTCGCTCCATGAGCGGTCGGTTTGGGTGTAGGGGTTCTTCCAGAACGCCGTCAGTCGGTTGATTTCGTCGCCGTACTTGTCGCGACCAATACGCGCCGCCTTAGCGTGGCTGACGTTCTTGTCTTGCATGATTTCGGCGATGGCGCTCTCGGAAAGGGTGAATGACCAGTCCTGCTTCACCAAGTCGCCGACGCGGATGTCAATGGCGCGGCGGATTACGTCCACCTGCTCAGCCATTGAGGTCAGTACCTCGTAGGGAACCTCGGTCTGGGTGAGGACAAGGTTCTGAGCGACGGCGTACTCGTACTTACGAGGTAACGCGCGGCCGGTTTCGTCGAGAACTACGTCAATGGGCGCAGGGAGCAGTGGCGCGGCTGGGCCGAGCATGGCTCCGAAGCCACCGCCGTTGGGCGTGACGCCTGGGCGATCCATTGGGATTGCCTGCCCGATGCCGGTGACGATGCCCTGCCCGCCGATGGTCGAGTACGGCTCCGAAGGGGTGGCGCGGTTGTAGTTCGAGGTTCCCAATGGCGAGCCAGCAAGCCCAGCCTTCACAGCCTCGGCGACGGTCTCAGCAAGTTTCTGGTCTCGTGCCTTACGGCTGAAGCGGTCTCGAAGTGCCATCTCGTCCTATCGGGGGTAGACCTGAATGAGGTCGTAGTCGTTGTTCTTTGCTCCGCAGTGGGGGCAGTTGGTAGCGTCCCTCGCCACTGGAAGCCCACAGATGGGGCAGGGTGGGGCAAGTTCGGCGAAGAAGCGGTCGGCGCTCGCACCGGCGGCGAGCCCTAGTTCGGTGATTGCGTGGACGAGGGCGTCCAAGCGGTCGGGGGAGGTTCCACTGTCGGGGAGCCAGCCGGTCATCTGGTCTTCGAGGATGTCAAAGGAGCCAACGTGCGAGATGCGCCCTTGTTCGTAGAGGGCGGCTATCGGCTCAGCTCGTAGGCGCTTGCCGACTTTGGCGGTGATGCCCTTGTAGGGAGCCGACGGCATGACTGAGCGGATAGTGGCTTCCACCATGTCCCCGCCTTGGTTCTTCTCGGCCACGATGCGGTCGGCCTTGTAGTCCTCGAAGGCTTGGACTGCCCTGTGCGCCCATCCTGAGGGCGTATCACGGCACGAGCGGTCGGCGAGGACGTATCCCCTACCGTCTGCGCCCTTGCCCACGATAACGATGCCCGTTTCGTCGGAGTTCTCGCCAGAGGTGACGGCGGGGTCTATTGCGACCACGATGCGCACCAGTTCGGGGGCTTCGGCTATACGGGACTTCTCGATGTCCGAGTGACTAAAGATAGCCCCAGGCACGTCGAGCAGGACTTCTCCGTAGAGTTCCTGACGGCCTAAGCGCGTCCCCTCGTAGCGAGCCTTCAGCTCAGCGAGCGCGGCTGGGGAGAGGTTGGCTTGGTTGTCGAACGTTGATCCGCGAGTGACCACTACCGAGCCATCTTCTCGCGCCATGAACTCACGGATGAGTTTCGTCGGGCGGGGGGTGGTGGTGATGATGGTCTGCGGATTGCCGATACGGAGCGCAGGGGCTAGTCCTGCCGTCCATGTCTCCTCATAGCGCCAAGCGGCGAACTCGTCGAGCCACGCGTAGGAGAGGTTGAGCCCTCGGGCGCGGTCGGGTTCGTCTGCCGAGACCATGTGGATTTTGGAGCCGTTGGTCAGGGTTATCTGACCGTTCGAGCGGTTGTATTGCTCTAGGGCTCCGGCTGGCAGAGACTTGATAATCCCAGACGGGCCTTCGACACAGGTGCGGCGAACGTCGGTGAAGGTCGGGGCCACCACAGCGCACTCGATGCCTGGCTCGCTCATGGCCTTCTCGATTAGCCAGCCAGCGCCGGTGAAGGTCTTACCCCAGCCTCGGCCTGAGAGAATGAGCCAGATGCGCCAGTTCCCCTCGGGGGGGAGTTGCTGGGGTCGGGCTGATGAGCGGTAGCGACTGTGGCCGAGTTCGCGCTTGGCGATTTCTGCTTTGAGTGCCTGCTCTTTGAGTTCTAGAGCCTCAAGCCGTTTCAGTTCCGCTAGGCGTGTCTTCAGTAGCGTCGTCATCTATCTCCCCGAGCGTAGCCTCTAGACGGGCAATCTCCTGCTGGATGTAGTCCAGCGTGATGACCTCGGTTCGGATTGGCGCGTCGAGGCCCATGAGCTTGGCCCTGCGATCCATGATGGCGAGCACTCGGTCAATGGCGAACAGTGCGCCCTTCTCCTCGGACAATGCCTTGTCCATAGCCTTCTCAAGCAGGAGGTCGAGGCGCTGGCCTTCGAGACGCCGGAACTCGTCCACCGCTTCGGCAGGGATAGCGGCAAGGGCTCGCTGGCATCGGTTGTAGGCGGTCGCTTTGGTGACGCCCATCTGGTCGGCGATTGCCTGGTAGGACATTCCCAGCGAGCGGAGTTTCAGGGCGGCGGTGTCGAGGTGCGCCTGTTCTTCAGTGCGTTGGAAGCCAGCCATAGTTTAGATACCAGAGTTTAGGCTCGGGGTAGAACACTCCGAACATACACTCCTAGAGTAGCACAGATTGGTGACGCTCGCCATTTGGCTTTATTTAGCCTCTTGGGGTGGTTACAGCAGTGTCCTCGGTTGCGCCTCAGCCCAC